TTGTAACGGCAAAGACGGGAAGCGGTAAAACGTTGGTGGGTGAGTACCAAATTGCCTATTCCCTCAAACACAATAAGCGAGTCTTCTATACAACACCGATTAAGTCGCTGAGTAATCAGAAGTTTCACGACTTGAAGAAGCTCTTCCCTACCAGTAGCGTGGGCATCCTAACGGGTGATATCAAGTTCAATCCTGAAGCTGATATAATTGTAATGACGACTGAAATCTTGCGAAATCTGTTATTTAAGGCAAATACGGCAACGGCAAAACTTGGTACAGCAGGCGTAATCTCTTCGGACAATCTAGGTGCAGTTATCTTTGACGAGGTTCATTATATCAACGACCCTGAGCGTGGACATGTATGGGAGGAGACACTTATTCTACTCCCCCCACATGTACGCCTTATCCTTTTGTCGGCAACCATTGACAGTCCTGAAATCTTTGCTGGCTGGCTAGGAAATGCCAAGCAGCATCCAATCGTCCTCTTGAAGACTACGCATCGCATTGTTCCTCTTATTCACGGTGTCTACGATTCAAATACATCACATACAGCGCCTCCCATTACAGTTCTTAAGACGGGTGATGAAGCGCTATTTCAGCCACAGCCATATCAGGTGTGGCTCAAATACCGTGAAGACCGCCTGAGAGATAAGGATAAGTGGGTAGAGCATGTGAAGGCAGCGCATAAGATTGGCGAGTCTATTGCAGGGTCACCAGACAAAATCAAGATTAAGTCATTTACCCATACGCTTAACGAAGCACTAGAGGTTCTTCGAACCCGTAACTTGCTACCGGCACTATTCTTTGTATTTAGTCGTAAGGAGACAGAGCGCTATGCTGACCAACTCAAGGATACACTCCTCGATACAACCGAGCAGGCATCAGTGAAGCATATTATCAGCTTCCATCTCCATCCATACATCAAAACGCTGGAGCATTTGCCGCAGTACAATCAACTGTTACCACTCCTCAGCAGAGGAATTGCGTTTCATCATAGTGGTCTCCTTCCTCTTCTCAAAGAAATTGTGGAGATTCTCTTCGCCCGTGGCTTCATAAAAACGTTGTTCTGTACTGAGACGTTTGCTGTGGGTCTGAATATGCCCGCACGAACAGTGGTCTTCTTAGACCTTAAGAAGCCAGGTAATACAGGTGAAGGTTTCCGCCCTCTGAGGTCAGATGAGTATATACAGATGGCGGGACGGGCGGGACGTCGTGGTAAAGACACGCAGGGTACTGTCATCTACCTTCCAGCACGGGACCCAATGCCGTTGGATGAACTTCGTACCGTCTTCTCAGGACGACTTGTTCCGCTAGAGAGCCGGCTACAGTTTCACTACGACTTTCTGCTCAAGGCGATTCACGCCTCCCAATCAACCGATGCCAGCTCCACCCCCGTATGGACGACCCTGATCGACCAGTCGTACTGGGCTCAGCAGCAGGAAACGGCAAAGCAACAGATTCAAGAAGATATCCGCATTCTTCAAGAGAAGCAGACGGAACTTCTCCTAAATCCACAGGATCTTGCTGAGCTTCAAATCTATGCAACACTCGAGCAAACCGCCAAAACTTCCACAAATGCTGCAAAGCGTAAGGCACAGCAAGCATTAGAGCAGTGGAAAGACCGCCATATGGGACCAAAATGGGCATCCAATCTTAAACTCTATATCATCTACCAAAAGCACCAGGCAATTATTGATAGCCTTAAAGATACGGAAGCACGTTTCAGCACAAGCGTACAGGCAACACGAATTGACCCTCTCATCCGTGCGCTCCAAAACCACGGAGCCATTTATCCATTGTCAGAAATCCAGCCACCCAAACTTACGGAGTTCGGCACGGCGGCAACGGAGGTCAACGAGGCGAATCCAATCCTAATGGCAAAACTGTATCTGAGCGGAAAACTCAACGGTGCCACACTTCAAGAGATTGTTGGAACATTAGGAGCATTTATTATGGACAGAGAAGCGGAAACGAAGACGGTCCACCCACGGTCGCTTCCTAACAATATTACCTCACTTGTAAAGGATACGCTGATGGCAATTGATGGTTGGGGTGTAGAGGGCAATACCATTGATAAAAAGGCAGGTGTAGAGTCCCCAGACGGATATTGGAGTCTAACGACTCTTTGGGTCCAGATTGGCACGGAGTGGTGCGAAGGAGTGGATGCTGCACACTTGTCCTCAAAGTATGAAATCTATGAGGGCAATTTGATGAAGGGTTTACTCAAACTTAACAGTATTGTACAGGAGTGGATTACTATCGCAACTCTAAGGGCGGATGTGGATATGCTCAATACGATGAAGGATGCACAGACAACAATTCTGAAGGATATTGCGCAGCCTGAGAGTCTCTATCTCAGACTTTAGTCCCATTCTTCGTATGGTCGCTTTCCCTTGTCTTTTCCTTTCCCCTTTCCTTTACTCTTTCTAGTCTTTCTATATGGTGAATTATTTACTTTGATATAATCGCCACGTTTCAACTTCTTTTTATATTTGGGGGTAACTTTCAAATATACCGGTTTATAATTCTTTGGAGCAGGTATAATCTCAATATGACGTTGTAGAATATAACCCTGTCCTGGAACTTCTCTATAGTTTACATCAATGAAGTAATTAAACATAACATTATCGGAAATAAGCACTTCAAGTTCTTTTGGAAACTTTGATACGGAATCAATACATAATACAGGAACCGATTTATCTATTTTAATATTATACATACAGCATTTGTATTTGCCATACGGATTTGTAAATTTTCCCGCTTCTGTATTACTCAAACTTGAGGAGGAGAAACTACGGTTAATATAGCTTAAAGCACCTGCTTCTAAAAAATCTTCATTCTTGACACCACGATAAGTGCTAAGTGTATCGCCAAATCGTGGCGCTTTTTTGATAATTGTGTGTAAATCGTCGGCATACGATTTTATAATACGATTCATAACAAACGCATTTTCAAACTTCGTGTAATGTTTATTAAAGAAGGTCTTCAATACTTTCATATCCAATTCACCATCTTTCATTAATGTATCCTTTTCGGGCATAGGAAGCCCGTGCTTCTTCAAAAAATCGTAATGGTCGTAGAGTTGATAGGCAAAGGGGAGATCTTCTTCACTTAATGTAAGTTGTAACATACGATATTTATAGTCAGGTGAAACACCACGTAAATATGCGTTGACAAGGCGATCGCCGATATATGTATATCCTAGGACTGTTGCTAATGTACGTTTATCGCGGTGGATATATTCTTCGTGCGATTTTCTCCACTTTTCCATTTTTGGACTGTCGAAATGCTCTTCACGAGTAATTACTGAGGGTCCATCTGAAAACTGTTTCCTGACCATATCCATTTCATCGGGAATATCTATGCGTCCGTATATACGTGAGCCGGGTTCAAGTTCTATGTGAGAGCGTTCCTTTAGTGGTCTAGTATCACGCCGAATAGGCGGGATGGATTTATCATCTATGCTAGAGTTATCATTACTTTCATAAGTAATGCTAACTGTCTCATTATTACTCATCCTTACTTTAGAGGGAGTTTATCTACCGGCGACGACGGGTTGAGCGGCGACGATTATTCTTACGCGTTGTCTTGCGGGTCTTGCGGTTCTTACGGGTCTTCGTATTATTTCCCATCTTAACTAAGCCCGTAACAGCATTCTTGTTTAGTTTAATATTTGTAAGAGCTGCTATGGCAGATGTGGTGTTTTGTAGCTTTACAAGTCCGTTTGCCGCTTTTACATTTGCTAAGGACGGAACGGGACCACCCTTATTCACGTTCCAGGATGTTGACATTTTTCTATAAAGTCAAAATATTTTAGTTGGCGCAGCAGGTGTAGAGCACGCCGACCTGGGGAGAACCATGCCCACCGGTCTAAATTAAGAGCTCTTTGTGCTAATCTGGGCGCACAGAATGAGCATACCGGCAGGATCTTCCCATGTAATCGTGGTGACCACCTTACCGGTTACGGTGTTTTCGGCAACGGACACTTCGTGGTGGTGACCGACAGCAAGGGGGCAGGGGTCGCCGGTTTTTGCCGTCTCGTCGCACAGCGGTGCATTGGACGCAAACGGACCGAGACCGTTCAGGGTCGCGGAGTAGTACGCCGTACCACCCGTAATAGGCGCATCAAGATCAAAGTCAAATGTTGTAGTCACCTTCTCGCCCTGCGCAGGTGTATCATTGTCAATGGTGACAACAAAGTTCTTGGCAAGTGCACCGTTATCAGAGCACGCTTGGGCGCCACCAACTGCAGGCGCAACAACAGTCAGTGCCGTGGATGCATTCACATTCTGCGTCCGTGAATAGCGGAAACGGTGACCGGCAGAAACAACGGCAAGGCAAGACACAAGTAGGGCAAACATCTAGCCAGGAGAATGAAAAAGATTTGGCAAACCAAACCGTTTTCATTTTTGTTCGTTTTTTACAAAGTTCAGGAATAATAGACGCGCCTAAGACCGTGAGTGTCCATCGCCTTTTGAAGGTGGCACATACAACCGTGGCACGGCTTGGAACACGCCAACTCCCCCATTTTATTCAATCGTACAACAACAAGGACCGCCCCGCGCAACAAGGAGTTATCACCGACCGCCTTTAACGCCGCTCGCTCAGCGTGAATGGTATATTTACTGTAGCCGGCACCCTGCGACCGACTACCAATTTTATTAGTCGCCATTGCAAGTAGGGTGCCACCCTTGCCGTAGATAAAGGCAATGTGGAGACTAGAACGAACGGAGGCAGCCACACGGGACGCATGCTCTATGGCAATGTCCTGGTAGTGGGTAAGCTTTGGCATTATAGGAAGAGATATGTGTAGGAAGGCTGGCAACCCTGCCCACCCTACGGTATACGGATTCAATTTTTTTACGAAGTAATAAACTGACGTACATTTGATACAATAGAATCATCATGATCAGCACTATAATTCGTAAAATACTCTTCCATCATCGCCCAGTAGTTCACTTCCCAGGTAAGTCCAGGCATATTTCCCATAACCAACGCCTGTTGCCGCTCCGCCGCCGCCGAAAACAACTCCGTTGCACCCACCAAAAATCCTCCACAAAATCGCCAGCAAATGGCATTCCATACGTCGTATCCAGTTCGTCCAATTTCGCTCGGCAGCGGCCAACACCCAGGCGCCAATATCTTATTTGTTGGAAATTCAGCTGTTGAAATCTCTCTTAGACAAGCGTCCATCGCCGTAGGATTCTTAAAAATATGGTAAATACCAAAATCTATCCAGGCAAGATGGGTAGTTTGAGCATACACGACAGAATCTTGTAGCAACTGTAATTTGGATAGTTGAATACAAAAATACTCAATGGTATCCTTCTCTAAGCGCCGTGCAGAAGG